CGGGTGGAGGAACTGCTGGTTGGTTATCAGCATTATTCTTAGCCAAACAAAATCTACATAGAGATGAACCAATATATGATGTTACGGTTATAGAAAGTGAAGATATTCCTATAATCGGAGCTGGTGAAGGTTCAACTGGAGTACTACAAAAAGTACTTTTATCAACATTAAGAGAATTAGAAGGATTTGGAGAACAAGAGTTTTTCCATAATTGTAATACCACATTCAAATTAGGAATCGATTGTATCGATTGGAATGGTGTTGGTGATAGATTCTTTGAATCTTTATCTGGAACACAAACTTCAATCTGGCCATTAGATAGAGATTTCACTATTTGTTCAAAATATGGTAAAGCCGCTGATTCTACATTAAACAAATATCTTTGGGAAAAAAATTTAACACCATTTTTAAAAAATCAAAATAATGATTCTGAAGAAACTGGATACGCATATCACTTTGATGCACATAAAGTTGGTGAATGGTTTAAAAAGATTGCATTAGAAAATGGAATCAAACTTCAAACAGGTACAATAACTGATACAAATCTAAATCCCAAAAATGGTGAATTACAAAAAGTAATTTTAAAAGATGGAACTGAAATAGAATCTGATTTTTGGATTGATTGTACTGGTTTCAATAGAGTATTAAGTAATGCAGTAGGTGCAGAATGGGTTTCATATTCAGAATACTTACCAATCAATTCTGCATTAGTTTATACACATGAATATGAAGAGGATGGAGAAATTCCAAATGTAACAACTGCATGGGCAATGCCAAATGGTTGGATGTGGCAAATACCAACACAAGAAAGATTAGGATGTGGATATTGTTATTCTGATAAGTTTGTATCTGAAGAACAAGCTTTGAAAGAAATGCAAGAAGTAACTGGTAGAAAGATTAAACCACTTAGAAATATAAAGTTCGATAGTGGAAGATTGAAAGAAGTTTGGAAAAAGAATGTACTTTCAATAGGATTATCATCTTCATTCTTAGAACCATTAGAAGCAACATCGATACATTCATCAATCATTCAGTTAGTACAACTAACACAACATCACTTATCTCCTTATAAAGAAGATATGATGAGAGAATCAAACATCAAAGCAAATAACGAACATTTCAATATGATGTTGGATGAGTTTAGAGCATTGATTCAAATGCACTATATTACAAAACGAAATGATACACCATTTTGGAAATATGTACACAATGATTTGAAAAGAGACCCATTAGTAGAAAAGATTTTAGAAATATGTAAATGGAGAGTTCCAAATGCATATGATTTTCCACATTATAATGGTTCAGCTAGTTGGGGTGTGTTCAATTGGATATTAGCGGGTAATGATTTAATTAGCAAAGATATATTAAATAAATCCTTATATACTCATAATTTTGAAAATTCAGCTGAACAAATTTACAAACATATGGTAAAGCAATTTACATTTGATAGTAAACTACACTTCCCACATACTGAATTTATCAATTGGGCAAAACAATCTTCAAAAAATTCAAAATAAATTTGTAACTTTCAAAATAATTTCGTATATTAGTATTTACAAATCGAAAAATTTGAAGCTCGAAAAAAAAATTCAAAAACATTTGGAATTGTTGAAAACTTTTCGTATATTTGTAACAAATAAATTCAAAAAGTCCACCAAAAATAGGGTTTCTTGATATTTATATAAGGTGTAGGAAAGACACCATAATAAAACCAATAAAACAATTAAAACTTTTAAAATTTAAAAATTATGGCACTAGATTTAAGCGCAATCAGAGGTAGACTGAACAAACTACAAAACACTTCAAACAGAACATCAAATCTGTGGAAACCCACACCGGGTAAACATCAAGTCAGAATCGTTCCTTACAAATTTTCTCCTGAAAATCCTTTCATTGAACTATTCTTCCATTACAACATCAACAACAAAACGTACTTGTCTCCAAGTTCATTTGGTAGACCAGACCCAATCGTTGAGTTTGCTGAAAAGTTGAAAAGAATGGGTGATAAAGAGGATTGGAAAGCAGCAAAGAAGATGGAACCAAAATTGAGAACTTTTGTACCTGTACTCGTAAGAGGTGAAGAAGGTGAAGGAGTTAAATTTTGGGGATTCGGTAAAACTGTTTATCAGGAAATCTTAGGTTACATTGCTGACCCAGACTATGGTGATATTACTGACCCGAAAAATGGTAGAGATATTACTATTGAGTATGTATCAGCTGAAGATGCAGGAACTTCTTATCCTGTAACTACTATCCGTGTTAAACCTAATCAAACTCCATTAGCAGAGAGTGATGCACAAATCCAAAACTTTATGGAAACTCAAAGTAACATTACTGATATCTATTCAGAATTATCTTACGATGAGTTGAAATCGGTATTAGAAGGTTGGTTAAACCCAACTGCTGACGAAGGTGAAGAGAGTGTTTCTCAATCAACTCTTTCATCAATACCTACTTCAACTGAAGCTACTCCAGCACCAGCTGCAGCACCTTCAAACGAAGTAACTACTGAAGAGAAAAAGAAAATGGATGATGTAGCATCAGCATTTGATGATTTATTTAACGGATAATTTAATTTAAATGGCAAAAAAGGAAATGGATTTAGCAGCAGTACTAGCTACTGAGCTAAATAAAACAAACAAAGACCAGCAGGTTGCATTCTTCTTAGATTCGGATGAAGCTCCTACAAATGTAGAGGGTTGGATTTCGACTGGAGCAGCGATGTTGGATGTTGCCATTTCTAATCGCCCTTATGGTGGACTTCCCGTTGGAAGAATTACTGAAATCACTGGTTTAGAACAAAGTGGAAAATCATTAGTATCTGCACACCTCCTTGCTGAAACACAAAAGCAAGGTGGTGTTGCGGTTCTAATTGATACTGAAACTGCGGTGAGTAGAGAATTTTTGGAAGCTATTGGAGTTGATGTTTCAAAACTCCTTTATGTATCAGCCGATTCAGTTGAACAAATTTTCGAATTTACTGAAACAATCATTGAAAAGGTAAGAACCACACAAAAAGATAAATTGGTTACTATCGTAGTAGATTCAGTTGCAGCAGCTTCAACTAAAAATGAGTTGGCAGCTGATTATGGTAAAGATGGATATGCTACTGATAAAGCTATTATTATCTCTAAGGCGATGAGGAAGATTACCAATTTAATTGGTAGGCAAAAAATCACATTAGTATTCACCAATCAGTTAAGACAGAAGATGAACGCTATGTTTGGTGACCCTTGGACAACTTCAGGTGGTAAAGCTCTTGCTTTCCATGCCTCTGTAAGATTGAGATTGAAGAATATGGGTCAAATCAAACAAAAGGTAAATGGTAAAGATAAAACCATTGGTATGAAAGTAAGATGTCAGGTTATTAAAAACCGAATGGGACCACCATTAAGAGCAGCTGATTTTGAAATTTACTTTGATAGAGGAATTGATAACTATGGTTCTTGGATTGGAGTAATGAAAGAAAATAAGTTGGTATCTCAAGGTGGAGCTTGGTACACTTACATTGATACTGAGACTGGTGAAGAGATTAAATTCCAATCAAAAGATTTTATCGATTTGATGGAAGAAAGAGAAGATGTTAAAGAACAAATATACAAAAAGATTTGTGAAGCAACTATCTTACAATACAAATCAGACTCTAAAGATATCGAATCACATGAATTGGATACTGAAGGGGCTGAGGTAGTAGATGAATAAAATAATAATAAGTTATGAGCAAATTAAAAGAAATGTTACAAGCATCTGCGAAAGCAGATAGAGCTAAAGCACTCCTTACTTTGGAGTTGTTGGAAAACAAAGCAGTAGGTATTGGAGACCACTCAACTGGTGATTTTTATAAAAACGCAGAAGAGGCATTATCCAAACTATGTGATGCAAATGATAGATTGGAAACCATTGAAAAATACTTTGGTGGTACGGATACAAACAATGATTACATCTATACAACAACAACTACATAATGAAAGACCTCTACAAAGATATCCTCAACGAAGTTACTGAGGAACACAAAACAAATCACCTTCGTGAGAGAAATAGTAGAGTGTTGATTATTGATGGACTAAACACCTTCATCCGAAGTTGGACAACTAATCCTACAATGAATGAGGATGGTGACCATACGGGTGGAGTTGTTGGCTCCCTCAAATCTATTGGATATCAAATCAGAGAATTCAATCCAACTCGTTGTATCGTAACGTTTGATGGTAAAGATGGTTCTAAATCCAGAAAGAAAATTCACGAAGGATATAAAGCTGGTAGAGAAAAGAACCGATTCAGAGTAAACCGTCAATATCAAGGTATGATGGATGAGGAGCAGGAAAGATTATCTATGAAACAACAATTTATTTGGTTAAATGATGTTTTAGATTATCTTCCACTTCAAACTATGATTTACGATGGTATTGAAGCAGATGATACAATCGCTTATCTAACTAAACATACGCAAGATGATTTAGATGGTGAGGTGGTTATTGTTTCAACTGATAAAGATTTTCTTCAGTTGGTTACTGATAAAGTAAAAGTATTTTCACCAACTAAAAAGAAACTTTATGATAGGCAAATGGTGTTTGATGAATATGGAATCTGGCCTCAAAACATTCTTTTATATAGAACTTTGGATGGTGATAAATCAGATAACATAGCAGGTATCAAAGGATGTGGCTTAAAAACTCTTTTAAAGAGGTTTCCTGAACTTTCTGAAGATAAACTTATCACACATGATGATTTCTTCAAATTGTGTGAGGAAAAGCAGGGTAAGATTAAACTTTATGATGATATCTTAAAAGCAAAAGACCAACTTCTTATGAATAAAAGATTAATGGAGTTGAAAGAACCTCATATTCCAACAAATCAGAAGTTAAAAATCTTAGATAGATTCAATCAAAATGATATTGAATTTAAAAAATTAGATTTCCTTAAAATAGGACAGAAATACAAAATTCTCCAAAATTGGAGAGACATTAACGATTGGTTACATTCAACCTTTCAAAATATTATTAGAAAATAATTTTGATTTGTCACAAATTTTTCTTATATTTGTGAAATCAAATTAGGTTATAGGTAAATGCAAAATTTAGATACTCTTTCCAAATACGGACAATCCTTTCAAACGAAGGTACTTTCTTCTTTGATTACGGATGTTCGTTTATTGGATACTCTTAGTGAGATTATACATCCAAAGTTTTTTGAATCTGAAGCAAATAAATGGATTGCTGAGGAGATTACTTCTTATTACGATGAGTTTAAGAAATCTCCAACTCTTGATGTTTTTAAGTCAGAGGTTTCAAAATTAGAAGATAGAGGATTTCAGAAAAGTGTAGTAGAACAACTAAAATCAGTATTCACAAAAGTTGGTGATTCTGATTTAGATTATGTAAAGAAAGAGTTTTCTTCATTTTGTATTAACCAAAACCTAAAACAAGCAATCGTTCAATCAGTTGATTTACTCAAAGCTGGAAACTACGATAGAATCAAAGATTTAGTAGATAAGGC